AAGAGAAAGGTCTATCACCAGAGCCTGGAGCTTGTGAATAGAATGCGTTCAACGTGGTAGGATCACCAGGGAACGTAGGAGCGCCCATTGATTGAACGTTCATGTTAGGGTTGAGGTGTACAGTATTGTAAACACTTTCATTTAGGTTATGGTAATGGCAATACTTAGACATCCAAGATACCTTAGATTTTTCAGTAATACCAGTAGCTTCCTCAATGATAGGTGCCCAAGTCTTTTGTACCTCGGATTCATTAATTAATTGATTTGCGTACATTTTACTTTTGTTTTTTTGTTTTGTTTTTATTTAATCAATCTTTAGCTCTTTGCTTCTTAGCTATTAGATTACAGATTTATATATTATAGTTCTTTAGTTTTTTTCTGGAAAACTTAATTATCTTCCTAGATTAAATCTAACTTTATTGATTAAGTCAGCTGCGAATGCTTCGTTTACTAAAGGTTCTTTTTTAGCAGTTTCGGTTTGCTCAGCAGCAGTCTTACTTTCATTAAGTTTTTCTAATTCAAACTGAGATGGTCTTAAATCTCTAGTTGACCAGAAATTGTTAATTGCATAAGGAGTATTTAAACTGTGGAATTTAGATTCTGCAATAATTTGTTGTTTACGGCTTTCAGAAAGAGCAGCCCATTTAACTGAATACTTTTCTGGCATATCATCAACAAAGTTTAATTCTCTTTTCTTTTCAATGAAACAGCTTTCCCAAATGTTTTCAGCTTGACCTGTTGACATGATTGGTTTAGCATTCATTGATTCAACAATCATTTTTTGTTTATCTTCAGATAAAGAATTAAATTCTCCTTTCTTAGATTCAGAAAGGAAGTTCATAAAGTGCATTTCAGATACCATTTTAGATTCTGCTTTAGCAATTAATTTACTAAGTTTTTCTTCAATAGTTTCCTGGTATGATTTTTCGTCTGCTTTTGCAGAAGTACCAGCTACTTTAGGTTTTCCTAATGCTAAAATTTTAGCCTCGATATCGGTAGAACGATCTTCATTAATTGCAAGATCATCTTCGGTGTTAACATTTTCTGCAATGTATTCTGCGTATTTAATAGTTTTATTCAAACCTTCAGCAAGATGCTCAGAATATGCAATACCTTAATCTAATTTTTCAGCAACATATTCAGTATACCCAATACCTTTTTCTAAGTTCTCTCTTAGATAATTTGCATACTGAATACTTTGATCTGCCTTTTCAGCAATATGCTCAGAATATTGAATTCCTTGGTCTGCTTTTTCAGCAACATGTTCAGCGTATTGAATTGTAGAATCCAATTCTTCAGCAAGATAAGTAGTATAACTTTTGATTTGATTTACATTTTCTGCTAAATAATCAGAAAAAGAAATGCTCTTATCTAAATTTTCTGAAAGATACTCTGCATAATCGCCAAGTTGGTTAACTTTTTCAGCAATATGCTCAGTATATTTTACGAGTTTTTCAACGATTTCAGTACTATCTGAATTTGAGGATTCCTTAACATTATTTAGTACGCCCTTTACATATTCAGTATACTTTTGAAAATCCTCGACGGTTACATAATTGTTTTGATTTTCCATTGTAGCTTCTTTTTTATCTTGTGTATTTTTTGTTTCATCCATTTCATAAATGATTAGTGCATCATCATTATCAAAGCCATAAGACTCATTTACTCTTGATAGCTCGGCATTTTCAAATCCTGGGTCAGCTACAAGATCGTAAGTAAAGAATTTTTTAATCTTAACCTTACCACTTTCATCAACTGTACCAGCAGCTCTACTTGAAATATGTAGAGGAATACCGTCCTTTATTAGAGATTGTGCTTCTTTACCTTTTGTAGTATTAAGTAAACGAATTCTACCAATAACTTGTTTCTTTTCTGGATCATAGTCCAAAGATTCAACAACGTGAGATACGTTAGATAGGCTAATATCAAAATCTTTTGGGTGATCCAATTCTCCTAAAAGTTTTCCAGACTTAACCTTTTCTTTTAGTTCATTGATGTGAGGTAAAACTTCTTTTTCCTCATAAATTCTATTATTCTTATTTCGTACCCCGAATTCGGTAAAAACACCCTCTAACACAACGGCGCCATCATCTGTGGTATCTTGTGCCAAATTAGATTGGGATCTTTCAAGAATTAAAAGTTTCTTTCCTGACATGTCTTAAATATTATTTGATTTATATATTACAAAGTTTGTAAAGTTTTTATCCAAGGTCTGCTAATGGATCTTCCTCGATTTCATTACCACCATCTTTTGGTTTAAAATCATCCTTTTTAGCACCTAGAAGTATTTTTTCAACATCTTCATCTGCATAACCTTCTCCCTTTAGTTTGGTTCTTTCCTTGGCTCTCTCATTAGCTTTAAGATCATCTCTAGTAAATCCACCATATCTCTTAATTAACCAACCTAGATCAAAGAATGGAATCTCAGTCATGTTTTCATCCATTACACTTAATTGAGTTTTCATATTACCAATAAAGTCAACTCGTTTCGTTTGAAGATCCATTTCTTTCATTTCTTCAAATAGGTTATCCTTAACAAAACTAAGTCCTAAACCAGCCTTAAATGCAATATCATTTGCAAGTTCAGGGTGGTTAAGACACATTTGAAGATATACAGGTTTAACAAGTATCTCCTGGAATATAGATCGTAAACGATTAACAAATTTTGAAAATTTGATTTCATCTCTTAACATTCCACTTGCCTCCATATCATATGTACTTCCACCTTCTTTATCAAATCTTGAGAATGGAATTTTTGAAGCAAGCTTAAGTTTATCTGCGAAGTATTTTAAAGATTCAGTATCTCCTAAATCAGGACCATCTCCACCAATTGTACTGATTTCTGGTTGTTCACCGTCCTTTGATGGTAACCAGTATTCTTTATTAAACGGCATCATTGGTTTACCGTTTGTTTGGATTTCACCACTTTCATAATTAAAATCAACTACCTCACGATAAGAATTCATTAACTGTGCAAGTGATTGTTTTGCTCTCGTTTTTGATTTACCACCAACCGGGATAATAAATTGAGTTTTAAATGAAGCATTTGAAACAGCCCAGATGATTCTGGTTGTTTCCATAACTCTTAATAAGTTAAAAGAACGAATAAGTCTTTCAACATATGATATTCTTTGTGGTGAATTAACCTGTGAATATGAAAGGTAAATAATTTGAGAATCCCAAAGTTTTCTTTCCTTTGCACCTTGTCCTTTATATTGGACCCACATTTTTTTACCAGTGTCGGTATCTATACCGGGTAATAATGATATTGGATCTAATTCTTTAAAACCAATTATCTCGGTTTGTTTATCATTATAAACTATTTCAAATGCAAGATATCCATCGACTAACCATTTACGGAAATAGTTCCAAGGTTGGATAGCATCTGTAAAACCAAAGTAAGTATAAACATTATTGAAAACATCGGCAACCTCTTCTTCTATTGTAATACTTATTTCACCATTAAAATCAGAATATGCAAAATAGTTACTTTCATCAAATACAATTGCTTCGTCTGTAATAATATCTAAGATATCCTCAAGTTCGTCTTGTACAGCAAATGTTCTAAGTTGATCTCTTTTCTTTACATAATCCTTATCGAAATAAGAAATATTCTTTTTAAGAGTTGTATCAGTTAATGATAGCGCAGCAAAAGCAGCATACATATCATCGGCATCAGAACCCATAGGATTCATAAAACCATAACCAATTTGGCTTTCAGTAAAACCAACCGCTCGAGAATTACGAATGATCATATCATCGTATGCCATCCCTAAAGTAGAAAGATCTTTAAGAATCTTCCTTACTGGGTTCCCTTCGGTTAGTGATCCTTTTCTATCGGTAAAACCTGCCATCTTTTTTTATTTTTTGTTATTTATATATTCTTGTAATATAATGCTTGTGCCTGATTAATGTTTCCACCAAAATAGAAGTTTTCATTATTAACTGCACCAATATACCAATCTTCATATCCTAATACTCTCGGCTTCTTCATTCTATCCATTCTATACTGTCTTACTGCATATGTAAGATTATATTTTTTTCCTAAAGTCTGCTTAACTGCATCATAGGTAAAGTCTTTCATAAAGGTTTGTTTACCTGGATTTCCTGCAAACTTTAACTGAGATTCAAATACACCTTCAAATGATCTAATGATATCTTGTAAAAACGGAATACGTGCGTCATAAGGGATGTAATGTAAATTTATACCTAACTGATTAAGTCCTGGACCAGCACCAAGTCCAATTACAATTGGATATGTATCATAAAAAGTTTCATCTTCGGTAAAATATCTAAATGCATACATTCTTCCTTGTTCCAAAGGTCCCTTTGAAGGAAAACCAATAGTCTTTAATGCAATATTGGATGCTTTAGAAGCCCCTGAACGCCCTTTGTTTTCCTCTAGGTATATATTTATATCATCTTCAAAATTACCGACTATCATAATTAAAATAAGTTTGAATCTTCGGTTAATAACATAACCTTATAGTTTCTTTGAGCAGCTGCTTTATTAAGGGCATCGGTCTTACATAAGTTTCTAACATATGTTTCATAACCATATTTAAAATTTTCCATTGCCTTCGCAGTCTTTCTCTTTGGTTGTTCCGGTTTCTTTAATTGTGCCTTTGGTTTAATTTCAACTAAATACTCCTCTATTAAACCATCTCTTTGTATCTTAACATAGAAGTCTGGAAAATAGTTATGGAATTTTTTATCTAATATGTTATAGTATTTAATTGAAAAAGGTTCGGAAACCCAGCCAATAACATCTGTGTTATGATCACACCAATGACAGAATTTTCTTTCCCACGAGCTACGATATATAATTGGCCCTGGGCCAATATACTTTTCAGGATAAACGGGTTTATAATAACCTTGTTTAAATCCTGACTTTGCTGTTGGTTTTACATTCTTTATATTCATTAAATTGTATAGATACCGTCATTATCATAACCACCATCCATCGAAACGGTACCTGCATATTTTTTAGGATGTAATTTATTCCAACCCTTCGCGAATCCTCTCTTTGCAATTTCAGTAAAATACGCAAAAGCATTTTCACTTTTCTCTGGGTTAAAGTTTCTCCAATAACGATAAAGATCCATATAAGCAAATGCAATACAGTCTTCCCTATCTTGAGGATCTCGGTACGTAAGTTTGGTTGAACATTTATCAGCAAGTAACATTAGAAATTCTAAAGCCTTTGGTGTTAATTCATCAAGTTCTTTTGATTTTCTAATTTCATCTAAAAGATCCCTGTTATTTAAGTAATTCCTTTTTCTCGGCATAACCTTCTTTATTTTATTATTATATGCAAAAAAAGCCGACAGTTTACCTGTCAGCTTTTTGTATGAGTTTTAAGAATTAGAGCTTAACTTTAAGATCTCGTTTTTTGCAAATATAGCTTTTGTCATTCTTAGGATCTATGAATGTTAACATATCATTATCTCCTAATGAAGCATATTCTTCAGCATTAACATAAACCATGGTATCTACTTTAAATCCTGATACTGGGTTTTCAATTGTTGCCTCAACGAAACCTTGATCTAAATATTGGTTTCTAGTTTTTTTTTCAACGATAGAATAAGTCTCTTGTAGTTCTTTTTCAAACTTAGAGATTTCAGCGTTAATTAAATTTAATGCTTCATCCAATTCTTCAGACTTACCGATTTTAGAAATTGCTTCAGATATCTTTACTTTCTTATCTTCAAGGAATGAAATTGTTTCAGAGATTTCATTTCTCTTTTTAGAAATTTTAGCAGTCTCATTACCTTCAGAAATTAATTTTTCAGATAATATTGTACTTGCATCGTAATTGATAAATTCCTTAATTGTTTTTACTGCTTCTGTTGCAGAAGGGATGAACGTCATTTCATTTAATTGCATTCCAGTATTAACCTTGTTAACCCAAACGCCTTCTTCAACTGCGATCATTGTTAAATACAATGCTAAGAATTCTTTTGAAGAGATGTTTGTAAAATTATCCATCTCGTAAAGTAATTCTGCGCTTTCAAAGAATTTTGCAACAACATCAGCGTTTGAGAAGTTTTTGTAACCAAAGAAGTTAGTAGCAAGTAATGCTTCTTTAATTTGTGTAGGATTCAATTCACTAAGATCTGAATTACCTAATGTTAATTTTCCTTCAGTTAAATTATATTCTAAAGATTTATCATTTTGGCCAAAAATAACAAGTGATTCGTTAGTGTGCTTAAATAATTTTAATCCTTCTAATACATTAAAAAATCTTTGATCAGTAATAATTGATTCTGCAATTTTACCATCTTTCAATGAATAAGTTTTTCCATGTAAGAAAAAGTTTAATCCATTTTCGTTTTCAATTACTGGAGAAAGTACTGAACTTACAACACCACCATTATTTGATACTGCTTTTCTATCTTCAATTGCCATTTCATTTACAATACCAAAGATATCTTTTGACCATGGGTATTTGATAGAAACTTTAGAAAGATTAGCTTTAACTGATTCTGATTCAACTAAAGTTTCAGTAAGATCTTTTACTAAGTTTTCGTATAGAGAACCTTTTTGAGATTCGTTTCTTTCAATTGCTTCACTGATTCTGAACGACCATTTTGTGTTATTATAAACTTCATCAATATAGTCTCTTAATGATCTAACCGGAGCTAACCATTCGTGGATTGCAAGGTTTCTATGTAAAGTTTTTGCAATTTTAAATTTAAGATTAGGATTAATACCAGCTTCAAGGTTTTCACTTAATGAAGTAGATTCTTCCTTTCCATTATTATATGCAGCGACAAAAGATTGATAAAATTGGCGCGGGAACATATCTAATGATTCTTCTAAAATGTTGAGAGCATTCTTAGCCGAATATGAAACCCTTGATTGGTCAGATTCCATTAATTTTAGCGTGTCAATACTCTTCATAACATTTTCATACAATTGTGCAAGTGTAAAGTTCATTTTGTTATGATTTTTTTGTTTATTATGATTTTCGTTATACATTCCCATTATGGCTTTATGAGCAGCAATACTTGATAATGCTAGTTGTTGAGGTATACCCATACCAACTAGGATTGCCAATACTTTAGCTTCAGATCTTCCACCTTGAAAGAACTGTGCAGTAAGATCAAGTAATTGTTTAGGTGGGGTGTTTAAATAAGGTACATTAGTATCTACTCCGGCTTGAGGTACAACACTGCCATCGGAATAAACCTGTGTTTGTCCTTCGTTTAGTTTCGATTCTTTAATTTCATTATTCATATTGAAATACTTTGATTTGTTTTATATATTCTAAGATCTTAGAGTTATTATCCTTCGTTATCTTCTGCATTTCTGTATGCTTTACTATCCGGTGATTCAGGTTGAATTGGTGCAGAATCTATATCAGCCGCCAAATATTGATCACCCGTTCTAATTTCATCAGGATTAATATATCCTTTATTTGATACAGTACCTTCAATTGGTGCCTTTTTTATATTATCAACTGTGTATTCAAATTTTTGGAATATACCACCAAATTGTACACCGAGTTCACCAGCACCATTACTTCGTATCATACCAATGCCATCAGCATCGCAATCAGCCTTTCTAATTAAATCATCGATCTCGGTTAATAGAATTCCATTTTCAAACACAGGAACAAATGATTGTACTTCTATATCAAATGTAACATTAAATTCTTTTTTATCATTAAGACCAAATTCAAAAAGTTTTTCTTGGCTATAATCCTGCGGTACAGCCATACTTGCCTGAACTCTAAACATTCCTAAATCTACGCTATATACGGTAGTCTTATATAATTTACTAAGAATTGATTCAGTAACCTTTAACATCTCAAGATTATTTGAACATACAACAGTTACACCAAATGTCATATTCAATGGTAAAAAGTTTGTATCTAATGCAAAAGTTCTTAAGTTTCCACAAACCTCTCTAACAAATTCCCCTTTAATAAATTTATTTGTTTGACTGCCACTATCGATTGATAATGAAGAAAGTTGTAATACTCCTCTAGGTACTACTTCATAGTCACCAACAGCCTTACCATCAGCAATAGCATCATACACGAAATTGTCCATTAAGAACCTTTCATTTCCAGTAACAGAATAATAGAAAGGTACGTTTATTCTTTGTAGAGTATCTTCATCTATTCTATTGTAATAAAAAACCTTATCTCTTAGCTCGGCTAAGGTTGCAACTATTACATATCTTAGGATAGTGTTGTCTTTATTAAACTCTTGATTGTATGCTGACATTTAGAAAATTAATTTTGCTACCATATATTTATCTATCTAATACTTTCAATAGTAAACTCAGAAAAGCCAGCATCTTTAGTAATTTCTAATTTCTTATCAAAATATTCACTCGGTAAAACCGTATGATTGATTACAAATGTATTTAAACCGATATCCTGAATAGTTTCATGTAAGATATTAATGATATGATAAACACCATCAGAATCAATGGAAGAAAAGATTTCATCAAGGAATAATATGTTTAAACTAGAGAATCTAATCTTTATCATTTTAATTAAAGCCATGATAATTACAAAATCAATCTTTTTCCTTTCACCAGTACTTAGAGTCTTAGGACTAACCTCTTGTCCTAAATGATGAATACTACAATTAAATTTATCATCAAATTTTACCCCAAACGGTATTCCCATTTCTTTTGCCATCAGGAGAACATTATTATTAAATGTTGGAAGGATTGATCTTACAGCAAGATTCTTAATTCCTTCATCACCCATTAAAGTTTCAAGAATTGACAGATAATAGTCTTCACCTTCTCTTTTAAGTTTACCTTGTTTCTTTTCTTCGTTTCTTTTATCAAACTCACCAATCAGTTCTTTAAAATGACTAGAAGATTCATCATCGCTTTCAGATAACTTAACCAATTCATTTTTTAATGAAGTCATTTGCGATTCAAGTTGTCCTACTTTAACATGGATTTGTCTTCCCTGTTCTCTAAGATCTTCTAATTTAGTATCAATGTCAGCAACTTCTTCTTTAATCTTTGTATACTTTTCCTGCAATCCTTCTAACGAGTCTTCTTTTTCTTTCTTAATATGTTGATGAAATTCGGAATCTAATGGAGAATTACAGGTTGGGCAAGTATTATTATTATAAAGTTCTAATCCTTTTTTAACTTCATTGATTTGTGCTAATATTTCAGATTCCTTTTTAGACTTAGTTCTATAGGTTTTATCATTGCTATCAATCTTATCCTTAGTCTTATCATTAGCCTCCTTTAATTTCTTCCTAGCATCATTAAGCTTTACTAACTTAGCCTTAAGTTCAGCAATTTGAGTTGCGCCTTTTTCTTTTGAGGCTTCCTCATACTGTTTGATTTTTGATAACACCGATTGAATAGATTCATCAAGAGTTCTGATTTCATCATCAAAGGTTCTGATTTCATCTATTACTAGTTTTCGTTTATTCTTAACTAGTTCTCTCATCTGATTGATTACAGTGAATCCAAAGATTCTATCAATGATCTGTTTCTTATCAAAGGGAGACATTGTAATGAATGACTTAAAATCATTTACCGATAAGATAATTACATTCTTAAATACATGGTATGGGATTTCATAGATTTCAGATTCAAGGAATTCTTGCAAATTGGTTTTACCAGCAACATCATAATCAGTTCCATTTATTGAAACTTTAAAGATACCTGGGTTTACACCTCTTTCAATTTCAATTTGGTTACCTTTACTTTCTAATGATATTTTACCCCAAAGATTTCCATTAACACGATTAGGTAAGTCTTTAAGATTTGCACCGTCAACTCTACCATAACACATAAAGGTTATGACTTTAGCTAATGTACTTTTACCGGCTCCATTTCCGCCTAATACAAGATAAAGATCACTGTTTTCTTTATTAAATTCTATAACTTGTGTACGGTTACCGTAACTCGCAAAGTTTTTAAATTCAAGTTTGTTTATACGCATTTTAGTCTTCGTAAGTTGGTGTTAAGGTTTCTTTATATAGATCAGATACGGATTTAATAAGTCTTTCTTTAAGATCTTCATCATAACTTAAACCGTTTATAAAATCTGCTGCTATGTTCATTAAATTTAATTCCCCAGTAAAATCGGAAGATTGAACATCATCATCAATTTCAATTGGATTTTCTTCATCATAAATTCGTGGTTCAAGTTTCTTTGCATGACCATCAAGAAAATCCATAAACTTATTTATATTGTATTTTCCTAATACATTTGAAGGTATAAAAATATCTACGAAATTACCATCAATTTCATTTAATATATCCTCCATTCGCCTCTCTAAGATATCATTAATATAATACCGAATAAAGATAGGAGATCTCTCATTCTGGATAAACTCATGATCTCCAGTAGATAAATCCAACAAGTAAACGCCCTTTTGATTACCACGGTCGGATCTTGTCATTTGATATGGATTTCCTACAAGAATAAAGTTATCCTTTTCCTGACGATAATGTATGTGACCGGAATAAACACGCTTAAATCTTTTAAATGTATTTAGATCATTACCTCCTTCGTGAAGGTGTCTTGTACTTGGGCTAGTTTGTACACCTTGTGTTTCAGTATGACAAAACATATAGTCAATGTTGCCTTTAATTGATTCAAGAGTTTCCTTTTCATGTGCACTATCCCTTCGCCAAGGCATAAGTAAACATTTAGTATCAGCGTAAGTTAAAATCTTAGGTTCTTTATGTACCGTAACATTTGGAATATACTTAAGACAGTCAACAGATGCAATATCGTTTGAATTCTTTTTCATAATATCATGGTTACCTACAATGATATGAACCTCAGGAAATATTTTTGATAGTTCTTCAAAAACTCTAATTCCTAAGTCTTGCGCAGCTAGGTTAATACTTTGACGATTATCAAAAACATCGCCTAAATGAAAAAGAACATCGCCTTTCTTGTATTCCTTTTTAACCAAAGGAATAAAAAAGTTAAAGAAATAGTCTTCAATAATATTAAGCCACATTACGGAATTAGACCTACAGCCTAAGTGCGTATCACTAACCATCCAGATTCTACTCATCTTAAAATAACTTACGTATTTTTCTTTTTTCTAAAATATTATACTTATCATCAAGTTCTCTAATTAATTCATCTTTAAATTTATTTGATAATGAATTATAGAACTTATTTGGGAAAACATCAAAATAATCCGAAAGTACACTAAATAAATCTACTCTGGTATATGATGATCCTAAATGCTCAATAACGTAAAAAAATACTTTATTGATTTGAACTTTATTTAGTTTCTTAATAACACCATCATGTGTTACTTCATTAAGGTGTTCAAATTCGCTACCTTTAATTAATTCATCAACTCGTTTAATTAGCAATTCATAATGCATCCTATCATCAGGGTCAGCATCATCAGCAAAGGTCGGTGAAACAACAAACGATATTGGATTTTCCGTTGGATCCGATTCGCCGTATGTATTATTGAATATTTTATCTTCTTGCATAAATTTAATTTGTTATATCATCAGTCTCTGTCAATCTCATAAAGTCATAGTTGATATTAAATCTACAACGGCTTCCTTTTCCTTGCCCATCCCTAATCTTTAAAACCTTTAACCAGTATTCTCTATTGGCGTGCATCATACTATCTTGGATCAATGCATACATAACATCGGCGGTATGTGCCAAACCTGCAGATTCTGCAATATTTTCCATTTTGATTTCAGTTGAATCCCATGCACCACGGTTAATCTGAGTTGCAGAGATAACTAACATTTCTCGTTTTACTGCCAATGCCCTAAGATCTTCAGCGATCTGTTTAATCTTCATATAGGTATTTTCAGTATTAGGATTTCTGTAATTTGCCAAAATGTTAATGTAGTCAACAACTAAAACATTAACCTTATGATCTTGTGCTTCTTCTAAATCTTTTAAGTATGATTCAATATCTAACACAGTACCTTGGGAAGTTGGAAATTCTTTTACAAATAGTTTACCAGGAGGTAATAGTCCTCGAGATATTCTTTCTAATTTTCTTTTAATAAAATCTCGGTTTGCAGATTTTTGATCGTATTCCATCATATTGATATCAAGAAGGTTTGCACCAATTCTTTTAAGTACCTTTTGTGCCGACATTTCAGCGGTAATGAATACTACATTATGACCCATACGAACAAAGTTAGCAGCATCATTTGCTAACCAGATAGATTTACCTACGTTTTGTTCACCTGCATAAACGATAAGAGATTTAGGATCGTAACCGCCGCCTGATACATTATCAATAAAAGTCCATCCTGTTTCTAATTTTTTACTCTTTCTTTGGATGTGGTGTTCAGGATTAAAGAAGTCTAAACCTACGTCAGAATCAAAATTAAGTGACCCTTCAGTTGAGATCATACCGATTGCTCGCGTAACAATATCTTCAACATTATCAGGTGATACATCTTGTGTTTTTACATATTCAATTGTTTTAATCAATTGTTTATCAAAATGTTTCCACTTAATCCAAGATTCGCCAGTTCTTTTTAACCAGTCTTGATCGTATTCATTTATGTTTATACTATAAACCGCAGAAACAATATCATCAGAGATTTCATTTGGATCATCTTTTACCAAAGCCTTCATTTGTTCTTTAGATGGTGATTCACCAAACTTTACATAAAAGGATTTTGCTAATTTTGAAATATGATCTACATCTCGGTTTGAAAAGAAACCCGGTCCTACACTTTTTAAGTAATGTGGTTTCTTTAGGAAGAAATTAAAAAATATCTTTTCGTGGTCTATACCTGAATACATAGTTTATTTTTTTATTGATATTGTAGAACTTAGTTTACTCGTATGGGTTAACAATAACCTCATATGTTTTATATGCAGAATTAGAATTAATTTCGGTAAGAATACCATCGGCCACTAATCTTTCAATAATGGCCGATGTTTTATCTTCAGTTAATTCATATTTCTTTTGTAAAGAAACATTAGTAAATTTAATGTCCTTTGCAACCTTTCCGCAATAATCTCTGATAAGTTCAAATATGATATCTTCGGCATCAGGATATCCTGGGATAGAAGAATGATTACCTAATACATATTTGACTTTAAGTCGTGATGTATTAATCGTTTTCTTCAGCATGTTCTTCAGATAAGATCTCTGTTAAATTACCTAAGTCTAAGTCATCGGCTCCGTAACGGAATTTTTGATTAATGATAGGTTCAAGTTTTTGAAGAACCTCATCAGTAATAACTTTAGGTGTAAATAATTCATTAAGATCAACCAGGTCATTTAAATGGGCTACTGCCATTTTACGTGCAGTTGCTGCAGGTTGAAAATAAACAGTTACATCTTTACCATCCTTTTGATAAATATGTTGACGGCATTCATCTTTACCTGCCTCATTAAGTTTTTCATATTGTCCTTCGGTAATAAAGCGGCCTCTTTCAATACCACAGTTATCCCAGCTAATGTATTCCTCTAATCCAATATAAGGATTCATACCTTTACTAAATGAAATGTGGAATTTAATTGGTGAAGGTTTAGCAAAACGATTCTTATTAGGTTTTGCGGATACAATAATACCGGTTTGTTCGGTCCCTTCTTTTAATTTTGCCTTACCTAAGAATAAGATAATTGAAGCTGCATACTCTGGACCAGTACCACCACCTGAAACAGTTTGAGAAAACAAATCCTGCGTCTGATATGTGTGGTTAGTAAATAAGAAAGGAATCTTACAGATACCTAATTTAGTCATTAAAATACGGAATGCAGATTTAAGAAGTTTAGCACGAGTCATATCTGCTTTATCGGATCCACTTTTTGCATCATCAATTTCTTTTTGTGTTGCAAGGTTACCAGCAGAATCTAATGCGATTAAGATTTTAGGCAATTCAACACCTTTGTTTTTCTGTTCAATAAGAAGGTCGGTTAGAGCAGTAACTGAACTACGGAATTCCTGAACAGTATTACAAGGTTCATAACGGAATCTTGTTGGATCAATTCCAAATTTTTCAATAAGATCACGATCAACTGCGTTTTCAGAATCATAAAAAACAATGCTATATCCTAAATCCTGTGCACGTTTAATTCCATTTAATAAAAGGAATGTTTTACCAGTACCAGACGGTCCTGCGATTGCAACTGCACGGTTGTTAGGATACCCTCCAAAAAGAGAACCTGTTAAACATGCGTTAAGATTGTAATTACCCGTCGGTATGAAGTGATCAATTTCAGAAATAGTAGATTTATCCAAAGTATCGCCATACGTTGAATGCTTTGCCATTTCTTTGTTAAGATCTGCAAATGAAAATTCTTTACTCATATTTTTTTATTTTTATATTGATTTTTTATCTTTTGTTTAATGATTGGTGGTTTTCAAATACAGGGATCCAGTATTTTTGATTAACTGCATCCCAACTTAAATTTTCAGTTAGTTCTTTATAAACTTCTTCTATATAAGAATTAAGTTTCTTAGGATCCTGATTAAGTTCATTTATAATTTGAATGGCTTCTTCGGTAGTTTCAAAGGTTTTTATACTCTTAAACTTTAATGCAAATCCAGTTTTTGTTGATAGTACAGGAATTTTACAAAACGCAGCTTCGGCTATTCCATAAGGACCACGATCATTTGTACTGGTACAAATATACATATCTATATTATTGTACATTTTATAACCGTCATCTAAAGAGTTGTCATGGATAAATGTTGCAATGCCATCTATACCGTTAGCAATATCGACTAACATTTGTGGTCTTTTTATTTTATCCCATTCTTTATTAATAAAAGGAACACCGTTTATTCCTAATCTATTAATAGTTGTAATTTTTCTAGTAGGATAAAATAAAGTAGGATCAATTCCTGCAATTACCTGGCTTGAATCAATATCATAATTTGATTTAAGATATTCACTAACGTCTTCACCTGCAGATACCCAAGTAATTCCATCAATAGGATTAATGATTTCTTTAAAGTGATTACTTAAATTAGGAATTGACCATAATGCGCATATCATTTTTTCATATGCTTCTTTAGGTAGGTTTTCTAATCCTGATAATGTACCATTACCTAAAATAATATCGAAGTCTTTCCAACCGCCGTTTGCCCATAACATTTGGTTGTCATTAGCATCGGACCAGTTATAATGAGTAAATTCATACTGGCTAGATAATGAGTTACCTAGACCAGTATGAATTCTACCTATTGCCCAACCTGGCTCATTCCAAGTTGCTATTTTTGTTTTTTTTTCTCAAATTTAGAGGTACCATCAGAATTATATCCTTGTTTAGATAACCATTCTGTTGTGTATAGAGTTGGATCCTGGATTGTATACCAACCTTTGTCTTGGCTTACTTGTAAAGCTTCTGTGAAATACTTTTCATATTTAGGTGCGATTGCTTCCAATGAAAAGTTTTCACCTTGGCGTCTACAATCAATAGATTTAATTTTACCATCTTGGCAATCACGAGCAGCTTTTACGAAGTCTTCAAAAGTACGGCAACGATATCCTGTTATACCGTGGATATTGTTTTCAGCAAATGCACCCCAGTCAGTTGTAATAGTTGGAGTACCACAAAGAAGATTTTCAATTTGAACTCCACCAAACGGTTCAACATACATTGAAGGTAAGAACGATGCGATTGCACCTTTCATTAAATTCTTTCTTTCTTCAGAACCTACATAACCGATAAATTCAACATGATCAGGCCAAGGTGTCTTTGCATAATAGTCATCTCCAATCTGACCTGCAATTTTTAATTTTGCACCGATTGCTTGAGTTGCTTGTATTGCAATATTAACCCCTTTACCATCATATACTCTACCTACATAAAGGAAATAATCCTCTTTCTTTGCAGAATATTCAAATTCATCAAGATCAAAATAGTTAGGAATAACTTGATCATACCAACTCTGTTTACACATACCAACGTTTCCTAAACCACAGTATGCATGATAAATTGCATAAGATTCAAATATTTTAAATACTGACCACATACCACCTGCATAACCAATACCAGGTTCAATAATACAAAGATCTGGGTGAGCATCACAAATAGGACGAACACCTGAACCCCAGAAAGGTAAAATAATATCGCCAGGTTGTTTTCGTTTTTCTATTTCAATGATTGCATTACGATAGAATGTTTGATAAGCATCATCTTGAGTATCATACTTAAATAGATGAGTCTTATAATCGTGACTACCGTAAACTTTACCCCAAACATCGTTTGTAATTACTGTGATGTTTTCATCAGCAGCGGGGTTTGAATCTTCATGACCATAATGCATAATGTAATGACCACGACCTTCCATCATTTTACAGAATTTCCATACCTTTTGTGTATATGCACAAGCAGTAAAATCTTCTGTTGTTTTCGTATGAGGTAAACCTAATACGTGAATTCTAAAACCTTTTTTCTTAGACATAAAAATTTATTTTTTTTAAAAGAGACTTGTTGTATAAATAAGATTTCGATTAAATCCTTTGAATCCCATTGCGGTAATTACTCGGTTAATCGGATCTAATATTGTTTTTTCAAATTGTGTATCATAATCAACTGGTGGTGCAAATTCATAAGGATAATCACCAGGTGCATATGCAAATACTTCGCATGATTTATCAACAGAGAAATACATTTTTAATTTTTCGCCATTTCCTAATGGTTGGTATTTTCCTTTTAGACCGGAATTATGTAATAAGTAATTATGATACCCAGCAGCTCTTACCCCGATTGGACACTTAGCACCTAT